TTTTGTTTAGCCTTGGCAGCCTTGTCCTTCTTTTCTCTTTGAGCCGTTTCAAATGCATCGACAAACTCGTACATATTGTCATACATTTTGGCTTGCTGTAAACCTCGGGCATCGTCAGGGTTATTAACCTCGGCCAACTTCTCAAATATCCCGGCCCGTTCAATTGACTTATACTTAATATATAGTTGCTTTTTCTCTTTTTGAATGCGACGAAGAAAGGCAAAGTAAATAATTTGTGTGAAATAGGCAAATGGATTCTTTGACTTGGCCGGGTCAAAATTGTCAACATACTGAATACAATTTTCAATGCCATCGGCAATCATGTCATCACGGAACGTGTAGTTGATAAAATTAGGCTTGTATGATAGATGAGTGGCGATCTTAATAAAACACTCGCCTATGTAGTTTGGCATTATTGGCCTATCTATATCGGATTCTTTACATTTAATAACAGAATTTCTATATGCGACCATGGCATCCAAGAAGTCGCCATTGTTTACATAATGTTGCTTTTTATTTTTATTCATTTTAATGTAATGTCCTTTTTGATTTTTTCATCATTTCTGCAAATGCGTTGGTCAGTTCTTTCAAAGCCTTTGTGGCATCTTCGGCCTCTTCGGGATACATTTCATCTGCAATATTGTCCATGTCAAGAATATGATCTTCCGTCTTGGTCTTCTTTAGTGCAGCCTCATAGTATCTCAAAAATGTTCCCGAAACACTAGAAATCGTAACTACTTTATCTACAGTAAGGGTGATATGTTTATCATCAGTAAATGGGTTCCATCGAATGAGTGCGATAGTAGCCGAACCATATTCTTCTACTGCATGGTCGGCATCAAAGCTGACAATCTGCATTACATCGGAAAGACTAAGATACTCATTTGGGTCCTTTCCGACATGATTGACCCTGGCAATGACAGTCTCGCCATTGACCAATTTGATTACCTTTAACGGATACGTTATTTCTTCAACTGTCATTAAAATCCACCTTGTATATTTTTACTGGAAACTTTTCTTCTCTATAAAACTTGTAGCGTTCAAGAAAATGTTTATGTGCAAAGTTTTTATGGGCTTTATAACTTAGGTCGTCTACAATGTCATATAACGTGGCTGCCTCTTTGCTTTCACTAGTTCGCAATCCTCTACCAATGCTCTGTAACACTCGGATCTTTGACTTGCCTGGGTGGGTGAATATGATGTTGTGCAGATTCTTGATGTTCACTCCCGTAGAATAAACCCCATACGATGCTACTATTATAGCATCTTTTTCAGATTCTACAATAGTTCGGACCTGTTCTCTTAGTTCTACTTCTGTTCCACCATAGACATAGAACACTTTCCTACCAACGGCAGCTTTGTCCTTAATGATCTCATGCAATAAGTTTCCGTGCTTCTCTACATATTGAAACAAGACAAGAGTATTTCCTTTCAGGCTAATGGCCAAGTTGCGTATGAATGCATTCCTCTTATGGTTGCCTACAAGAAAATCAACCTCTTCATGATATTTCTTTCTGACCATGGACTTGCATTGGTCTTCTGGATACTTCAGAGTAATTGCCTTGATGTCGAAACTCGCCAGTTGTTTTTTGTCAATCAGTTGCTTTGTGGTAGTGACTTTCTTTGATCTTCCAAACAATCCTTCCAATACTAGTTTATGTGTCTCTGTATCATCCAGCGTTCCCGTCGTGCCAAAGCGATACTTTGCATTGACCAGTTTGGTCATGAGTGTGGTCAAGGACTTGGCCTTGAACTGATGACATTCATCGCCTATAATTACATCGTATTGTTCAAAATATTCTTGTGGCATCTTATAGAGAGACTGCCATGTAGAAATAGTGACTGGCATATCTGATTGCTTTTCTCTTCCAGACATGATGTAATGAACATTCTCTTTTGACTCCCAGCCTTCATTCACTCCATATTCATTGAAGTCAGTATATAACTGCGAAACAAGAGATGTGGTTGGAACAATTATCAACGACTTCAGTCCATCGTAATAACGAATAAGCGAATAGATAATAAGAGATTTGCCTGATCCAGTAGGAGATAGCAAAAGACAGCGTTTCTTTCGGACTGCATGAACAAAGGCACTTAGTTGATAGTCACGAATAGGAATGCTTTCCGGAAGCTCAAGTGTTTCAATAAACTCCTTTCCTTCTTGCAACGAAAACTCTTCGGCTAATCCAACACCAGTATCATATTGGATGTCATAGTCTCTGTCTTGTGCAAACTGCTCAATGCGAGGAAGAAGCCCTGAGTATATATAACTGCTCCTCATGTCAAGCAATCGAATCTTTCCATCCCACATCTTGTTTCGATATGCAGGCATGAATTGATAACCAGGGACCATGAACGTAAAGTAGTCGGCCAGTTCGTGCTTTAGCCCAGGATCTGTGTCAACCTGTAAATAGACTTCGTTGACTTTTTTGAGCCTAATTAATTCCATTTAAGAATTGCTGCCATTTGATTGCGTTGCCAATGTTAAAGCTCCGCCCATTAATATTAGAAAGGATAGACTTAACCGTGTCCACCTTTTCTCGTTGATAGTCGATTTTCAATAGGATTGTAATCAACTCTCGGTCCGACTCCAGATAACGAGGAATGTCCTGTTTGAGAAGTTTGTGGTCGAACTGGTCCCACCCCCTTTCATTTAAATCTTCCTGGCACATCTTGCCCGAGTAGTATTCAAACTTGTCTCGTTCCAGGTTCTTAAAATCGTGCATCATTCTCTTCAGGCTCAAATTTTCTGTGGTATAAATTTTAAGGTACTTATTATGAAGAGAAGGTATCTTTAGGCTTTCCTTGTCAAGCTCGGTATTGTCGATCTTGCTGTCCTTTGACCATTCGGACAAAATATCTTCCAATTTCATTATGATAGAACCCCGTCGATATTATAAGTGTCTGTATAGTATAGCTATTTTTCAGAGAATGTCAAGTGTTATCTGTCGATTTTTCTGTAAGTATATGAAATATATCGAAATGTGGCTGTTGCGGTAATGTACTCCACATCAGCCAGGGTAGTATCAAAATTTAGTTCAGAAATGCTAGTGGGAAACATATCCTTAAAGGTAATTTCAAAATTTGGATTCATGTTGCTGTTTAGAATGACCAGTGTGGCATCTGACATATAGGCATCAGATATTTTACTTGCACTTGGTCTTTGATAGACTGGGCGATCCACTTCTAACTTTGGATCTTCTACATATTTACGAAATTGCTCTGATCCTTCTGGTGATCCTAACCCTACCATCCAATCTTTAAGTTCCATCCAATTGGTAAAGTCTTCGTCTATTTTGAATGTCAAATTCAGAGGGTCATAGGTCAGTTTCTCGCCAGGAAGGTATCTGTCAATGGGAGGCATATTGTGGATGGCTTCACCAAGAGTTACCCCAGGGATGTTAGCCGCCTGGACGAACCAATTGACATTGGGCATTTTCTTAATAGAAAACTGAAATCCAACAGGAGAGACATAGTTCATGTTTTCCGGTTGGGTATTTAATGTGGCCATGGGACCTCCTCGTTATACTATTTATACAAAAAAAGGGGACCCCTTTTACGGGGCCCCCGATTTTAATGGTACCAAATGAATTGGTATTGTTTATTTTAGAGCAGGTTATTTACTGCAAACGTGCGGTAGTAAATGTTCGTATCCAGCGCGTCAATCGTACCTGAATCATGGGCCTTATCTCCCACGACTCCAGTACCTCGGTCGGTTGCGAAAGGATTGTTGACAAGGCCATACCGAGTCTTGAATCCGATCTTTGGCTGGAAGTTGTTCTCGCCAACTGCACGCACCATCTGGAGAGGTACATACGGGCAGTAGAAGAACCCTGCGTCATATGCGCTAGATCCCTTATACCCTACAGTTGCGAAGTCAGTTCCAGTTGACTGATAAGGATCAATAAAGACCTTATACTTGCCATTTAGCACGCCAGCGAAAGTATTACCCGTGTCATCGACAGTCAGGCTATCTTTTAGTGCTGGAGTATGGTCAAGAATACCAGCCATTGAGAGTGCAGATGCAACATCAGAAGAACAGATTACGATGTTGCCTCGCCCTCGACGGGTCGCCTTGGCGATTGCATTTGCTTCTCGCTCAATCTGGAACATGAGACCCTTGAACTTCTCAACGCTCCAACGACCATTTGCATCAACATCAAGATCGAAGACGCCTGCACTTGCAGTTCCGTTTGCAGCACCCTGGGCTGCTTGCTGAACAATTACACGAATCACTTCGCGATTGATTTCTGCAAGAATTTCAGCCGAAAGGATGTTTGCAAGCTCAGTTTCTGCATCCAGCCCGTGAATGGCCTTCAAGTCCTGAGCAAGTTCGATTGAATACTCAGCCTTGAGTGCGCGACTCTTGGCCTCAACTACAACCTTGTCGATCACGAAGCCCATTTCTTGGAATTCTGCATTACCACCAACCCCAGAGCCGAGTGCTTCTGCGGTCGCAGTTGGCATTGCGTTACCTGTAATAGTTGCATCGTATGAACCATTACCTGTCTGGACTGAATCGTCCGGAGTTCCACTATGGAAAGTATTGGCCTCGTTGAATAGAGCTTCAGAAGGAACGCC